TCACCCATACCGTGCCACGGGCATAAGGAATAACGTGTGTCTGACCCGGTTGACTATCAGTTTCTCTTTAATCTCCTTGCCGCTCTCGTAACTGGTATAGGAGGCTGGCTCTTGAAAATCTTGAGAGATGACCAAAAAGATGTGAAGGAACGTCTGGATAAGCATATTGAAGTCCAACGTCAGCACGAAAAAGACGTAACGAACATCTATCTTCGTAAAGATGATTTCAATGCCGTAGTCACAAGGCTATATGACCAGTTGGACCGTATTGAGATGGCTGTCGCGGGAAAGGTTGATAAGAAGTGATTGACTTCACAGAAGTTGAGAACAGTATTTATAGGATGGTACAGCCAATCCTTAACTGCCCAACCATCTTTGCCAAACAGACCTCCCCCCGCCCTACGGAGAGAACCTACGCCACGATTGACGTAGGTAACCATAAGCAACTTGGTAGGGGAGAGTCCGCCTCCCCTGATGATACGACAGGTCTAGCGGATGTATGGGCACATTACGAGGTGTCCGTCCAATTTGCGGCATACGGCCCCGAGGCTAAAAATGCCATTACCAAACTACAGTTTGCCTTTAACAAGGATGAGGTAGTTGATGCCTTCCTTGCCGAAGGCATGGCGGTAGTTAGTCACGATGACATTCTTGACATTCCGGCTATCCGTGATACAATATGGGAAGAATCAAGTCGCTTCAATGCGACCTTCCATGTTCGTATTGAGGACACTGATAATGTTGGTGTCATCGCAGAAGTAAGTGTAGATGGAGAATTGTCTGGGGCGGTAGATGATCCGCTGGAGACTTCCATCACAATTACTACCATTGCACCATAAACTTAGGATATAGACGATGCCTAGCATTTCTGATATTGTGAACGTCAATATCTCGCGTGAAACAGCAGCCGTAACGCGGGCTTCATTTGGTGTAATGATGCACCTGAGCCTGACCCGCGTATTCGACGCTGGCGAGATTTGGCGAGAGTATACTTCCGCTGCGGACCTTCTTACGGACGGCTTCCAAGAGTCGGATACGGCGTATATCGCCGCTAATGCGCTCTTTAGTCAGCCGGTACACCCGGAGACAATGATTGTAGCGGAGCGAGGTACTGCTGATACCGCTACCCTGACGCCTACCGTAGCCAACTCCACGGCATACAGCGTTACGATCAACGGTACAACGTTCTCCTATACTTCGGATAGTTCGGCTACCGCATCTGAGATTGTTGCTGGCCTCATTGCTGCTGTCAACGGCGGTGCAGAACCTGTAACTGCAACTGGCTCTACCACGCTTATCCTTAACCCGGATGTGGCTTCGACCTATTACAGTCTGACTGCCTCTGAGAATCTTTCGATTGCTTATACTGCGTCGAACTCCTTTGCTACGGACATCGCTAATATCCGTGAGGTACAGGACACTTGGTATGCCATCACCTCGCATAGCCATGTAAAAGCGGATGTTCAGGCGGTTGCGGCGGCTATCGAACCTTTGAAGAAGATTTATGGCTATTCCAGTGGTGTTGCGGCAATCGTCGGCACTGACACGGATGATCTGGCTTCGGAACTGAAGGCTTCTGGTTATGATCGCACGTTTGGCCTTTACGATGTAGATGCTAACACTACTTACGCTGAGGCTGCTTGGCTTGGTGTAATGCTCCCGAAAGACCCCGGTTCCGCCACTTGGAAATTCAAGACTCTGACGGGAGTTGAGCAAGATAGTCCGACCACCACGGAATCCACTCGCGCTCGTGGTAAGAACATCAACACTTATGAAACCATTGGTGGTGTTGACATCACCCGTGAGGGTGTGATGGCTTCTGGTGAGTTCATCGACGTAATTGTCGGTGCTGACTGGATGGAATCCCGTATGGAGGAGAATGTCTACTCTATACTCGTGAACAGTGACAAAATTCCGTACATTGATGCGGGCGCTACTGTAATCGAGGGTCAGATTCGTGGTGTGCTTCAGGAAGCCGTAGCGGCTGACTACATCACTTCGGATTATACGGTAACTGTACCGAAAGTCTCGTCTGTGTCTGCTGCCACTAAAGCAACCCGCGTATTCCCGACCATTACGTTCCAAGCGACACTGGCCGGCGCGATCCACAAGACGACAATTAACGGCACTGTGACGGTATAAGGAGAATTTCAATGGCCGCTAAAACTTATTCCCCTAAGAAAGTCTCCATTACAGTTGCGGGTGTCATCATCACAGGTTATGCTGATGGCACTTTCGTCTCTGTAGAACGAGCCGCTGATGCCTTCACAAAGGTTGTCGGCTCTGACGGAGAAGTTGGTCGTGTTCACTCGGCAGATCGCTCGGGTAAGATCACGATTACTCTCCAACAGACCTCTGAGTCTAATGATGTTCTGTCCGCCCTCCAGATTGCTGATGAAACTACCTTGACGGGTAAGTTTCCGGTAGTTGTGAAGGACACGAATGGTACTTCGTTGTATATGGCTGGCGATGCATGGATCATGAAGAACCCTAATGCTGAATACTCTAACGGTATGTCTACCCGTGAGTGGAGCATTGAGTGCGCTGATCTCGTTGCGTTCGCTGGTGGTAATTCGTAAGAAGAAGGTTGGCCTTGCTAGGGCCGGGGGACGGAGCCACCGAGGTGTCTCGACGGTCCCCCTCTATTTCTCTAGCGGGCATTAAGGTAAGGAGTCCTAGCAGATGGCTGTAAGTTCACACTCGGTTATGGTTGGTGATGTTGAGTACCACGTCACTACCTTTCCGGCAACTAAAGGTGTTGTCTACCTCAAACGACTTATGAAGGTGATCGGTCCTGCTCTCGCTGAGATTGCAGGATCGGAGGATGGTACAGTAAATACTGAGGGTCTTGGTAAAGCAGCCGAAATCCTTTTCGATAATCTGGACAAGGAAAATCTTGACCAAATGATTATTGAGTGGGTGAACAAGAATGTGACCAAGAATGGTCAGCCTATCGTTTTTGATATGGAGTTCGCTGAGAACTACGGTGCCTTGTTCAGCCTTGTCAAAGAGATCATCTCTCTTAACTACTCCTCGGTTTTTCAAAACGGTTTCGGTGGACTCCTGCCAAATCAGGCGAACCCGCTGAAACCGTAATCCAGTCACCGTTACACTACGACATAGAGACGAATGGTAGCCTTGACCCCCTAATCTGGCGAATCGTACTGGCGAAGTACGCAACCCTTCGGGAGTTGCAAGAATACTACACGGTACATGACTTGTACGACTTCATTGAGGCGCTGGATATGAAAGATGCACTCACGAAGTACGAAACGGACAAGGTAAAGGCGAAATAAGGAGGGGTAGGGAGTTATTTCCCTTCCCCTTTTTCATTTAGGAATCCAATGAAGTCAATTCAGGTTGCAGAGTTCTTTGCGAGAATCGGTATCAAAGCCGACACTCGTCAACTGGACATGCTGATGGGGCAGATGAAGAATCTGGCGGTATATACCCGTCAACTTCGTGGCCTTACTAAAAATGCATTCAAGTTCCGCACTGACAATGCTGATCTGGATAGGGCTCGTCAGCGTCTTGGAGCAACCGTATCTGAAGTCCGTAATCTCAGGGCCGAGATTATGCGACTTAGAAGCACCAACGTAAACGTCAATGTAGGTGCCAACGTCCGTCGTTCCTCTGGTGGCGGGTTTGGCGCTCGGGGTGGAAATGCGGGCGGGAGATTTGGGTTTGCCAATGGAGGAATTGGTGCTGGAGCGATGATCCGCGCCGGTATCGCCCCCGTAGCCGCTACTGTTATCGGTACGGACATCGTACAGACTACAATGAAGATCGATGCTGCTAAGGCGGCACTCCTCTCTGTAACGGGTGTGGCTGCTGATGCAGAACAACAATATAAGTGGCTGAGGGCAGAAGCGGATAGGATCGGTTTTACCTTCCTTGAGAATACCCGTACCTTCACTAACTTCCTAGCGGCTGGTAAATCAGTTGGTGTTGGAACGGAAGAGGTCAAGGACATTTTTAAGGCTACGGCTGAGTATGGTCGAGTCCTTGGGTTGTCTAATGATGATCTTGCAGGAACCTTTAGGGCACTTCAACAGATGCTCTCTAAAGGCACCATTCAGTCTGAAGAATTGAAAGGTCAGTTGGGTGAACGTCTGCCGGGCGCAGTTGGTCTTGCTGCTGATGCCCTTGGAGTTACGACTGAAGAACTCTTTAAGATGCTACAGAATGGACAAGTTCTTGCTAAAGACCTTCTTCCTAAACTGGCTAAAGAGTTCACAAAAGCCGCTCATACCGCAGGTGCCTTTGAGAAGGCACAACGCTCTACTGCTGCTCAGGTCGCTCGCTTTGAGAATCAGTGGAATGACCTTCAAGATGCTTTTGCTAGGTCTGGATTCCTTGTTGCGGTAACTAAGGGGATTGATGCTCTAAGTACCGCAATGAAAGAATTGGAGCCTACGATTAAGCATGTTGGCGAGGGGTTCAGTATCATGGCTGAGTTCCTTGAAGCCGTATTCAATCCAGCGGTACTCACTACGATAGGTGTTATTGGTTTTCTTTACCTTGCCATGAGTGGACTGCTCCCGTTGGTTACCGGGTTGATTATTGTCTTTGGGATGCTGGCGGTACAGGTCATCGTAGCCGCCGCCCCTTGGATCGCTCTCGGGGTAGCAATCTTCGCAGTCGTAGCAGTAGTTGAAGACTTGTATTACGCAATGACCGATGGTTCCGGTCAGTTCAAGAAGTGGGCAGATGAAGGAAGCAATCTGGCTAAAATCTTCCTCAAAGTTGCCGAGGCGGTCACAACTGCCATTACTGCTGTAAAAGAGATGCTTGGCCTTGGTGGTAAAAAGATCAAACCAATTACGGTTGATCCCAAAGCCTTCGGTAATGTAACTGACATGGCTCTTAGTACCGGGTTGTCTGGCTCACTCGTCAATTCAATCGTCGGTGGTAGTGAGGTGGCTAATCAGCCTCTAATGACTGGCAGTACCTATAACAACTTCGATAATCAATTTTCCGTAACTGTGATGGGTTCTGGTGACCCAGACCGAGATGCGAGGGCGGTGAGGCAAGCCCTTGAGGATATGATTGGTTCAGAATCTCTTGGACTCTTCCCCCAATAAAATGTCAGCCCTCCTCCTTCGCCCTAATGGTGACTACTACATTATTGAAGTAGTCAAGAAACTCTCCCGTAACATGCCGACAGAGGTGACCTCTAATCCGGTTGAGACGGGGGAGTCGGTTAGCGACCATGTGATCCTCAATAACAAAACGTGGACGCTTGACTGTGTTATTTCAGACGCTACGCCTCGGTGGCTTGACGATAACAGCCTTGAGCCTAAGCGGCTTCAAGACGCCAACGTTTCCTACATTAATGGCTCTAGTAGTAACTCAGTCTCTGTTACGAGGGAACAACATCCATCCAACTCCACCATCAATGTAAAGACAAACCGGCCGGGGGTTGGGACGGGTGTTGGTGGTGACCAGTCACTTACTTCTCGTTTGAAATCAGCGGCGGGTAACCAACTTGGGTTTATCACACAGTTCTTTAAGCGCCCTATCAAAGTCGATGTAACCCAGAGTGGGTCGCAGGGAAAACCTAATGATGTAACGGTTACTGTGTCGGGGTCATCCACCCCGGCCAAGGTTACGGTAGAGACTTTCTCCTCTGGTAAGGTAAGTGCCTTTGATAAATACCAGTTGCTTGAGAGGATCAGGGACAACAGGGAAGTCCTTACGTTTATCCACTCTTCGGGGACATACGAGAACATCATCATCACAGATGTTCAACCCTCGCGTGACTCTACAATCTCAGTGTATTCGTTTGTATTCACCTTGAACCTTGAGCAAATTCAAGTAGTGGATAAAGCCAAGAGCGTAGCCATTGCTAAACTCCCTAAGCCTGCTCCTAAGCCAAAGACTGCGGCGGCTGTTGATACCTGCACGGGTAAGGCTCAGGCTGGAAAGGCCACTCCCACTCCACAGGGGAGTACGCAGAATGGTTCGGGGTATCCCGGTCCATCAAACCCAACACTCCTTGAGAGGATGGTTGAAGTATTCGGTGTTGACTAATGTTTGACCGAAAATACAAGTTGACGGTTGGTAAACCGGGGGAGGAAGGTCTAATCATTACTGACCTTAAAATCTCCTTTACTGCCACTAAGACTGTATCCAAAGAACCAAACAAGATGGAGTGCGATGTTTATAACCTCTCCCCGGAGAGTCGTAAGCATTTCGTAAAGGACAACTACGTCAAACTGGAGGTTGCTTACTCTGGGGAGGATTTCTCCACAGCCTTTATTGGTACCCTAGTCAATGTCAAAACCTATCTAGCCTCATCAGACACTATCACTCATTTTGATGCTGGTGATGGGTATACGAGTCTCCGTGACGGTAAAAGCAGCCACACCTTCCCCTCTGGAACGTCCGTAGACGCGATTGTCCGTAAGTTGGTAGCCGACATGGGTCTGTCGGTAGGAAAATTCACCAATGGCTCCCTAGGGGCCTCTACGGGCCTTAATCGAAAGTATCAAAGAGGGTACAGCGTCATTGGATCGTCCAAATCCAATTTGGACTCCATCATCAGTTCCAATGGACTGATATATCTGATTCAGGAGGGTACAATCTCTGTTCTTCCGGCTGGAAGTCCGAGCCAAGAGGGTGTAATGCTTATTGACCCCTCCACGGGCCTAATCGGCTCCCCTGAGATGATACAGATTGATGGGACGCAATCGAAGGATAAACCCAAAGAATCAAAGGATACGAAGAGGGCCGTCAGAGTTGAAAAGACAAATGGGGTCCAATTCAAGTGCCTAATGAACCCAGACCTCCGCTTGTCTCGCCGTGTTAAAGTGGAATCGAAGTTTATTAACCACGTTGTTACGATCCAGTCTATCACCCATCAAGGTGATACTCATGGTGACGAGTGGTCAACCACCTGTGAGGGTTTGATATGAGTAACACCCCCAAACTTGGAGAACTCTTCTCTAGGGCCATTGATACGGCACTAAATGGGGTGAATACTTCCATTCCGGGGAGGATTGTTGAGTTCTACCCGGAGGAGTTTAGGGCAGATATACAACCCTTGATCCGTAAGTCGTTGCCTGATGGGAGTACCTTGGATTATCCCACCATTCTCGGAGTTCCCGTACAATATCCGTCATCCGATTCCTCATTGATCTATTTCCCACTCAAAAGAGGGGCTAACGTACTCATCGTCTTTTCTCAATGCAGCACAGATAACTGGCTCCTCTCTAATTCTAATGGGCTTTTCGACCCGGCAGATACGAGCAAGTTCAATCTGTCCGATGCTTTCGTCATCCCCGGGATTAATCCCTTCCTAAAGTCCAAGAGTAAGTGGGATAGTCAGACATTGACTAAAGACCCATCCTCTGTTATAATCAAGCATAATGTAGGAACCGCCGATGAAGCGGAAATTACCATCTCCTCTAGTGGGGAGATTGGACTTCAATCCCTCCTCCCCATCAAGGCTAAATCGACATCTTTTGATTCTGTTGGGGATGTTTCAGCGGTACTCGGCTCTATTACGATGACCGGATTGCAGGCGCAAGTGCTTACATTACAGGCACAAGTGGCTGCACTGACGGCTGCTATGGCTCTTGTCCAAGCCGCCGCTGCTACCCATATTCACCCGGTAACGTCTGCGCCGGGAACTACCGGCCCTGCCATCTAATATGGACTTTAAACTCAATACTGACCACGATATTGACATCACCGATTACGCGATGTCAGTCATTGATGGTGATGAGGCAATCAAGCAACGGCTTTTGGTACACCTCCTCATTTTTAAGGGGGAGTGGTTCCTAGATACGGACCTTGGTATTCCATACTACCAGACTATCTTCCAGAAGGGTGTAAGTAAAGACACCGTTGACGCTATCCTAAAACGTGAGATTGAAGGTGTAGAGGGCATTAGCCGTATAACCTCTTTTACGTCAGCACTCAATAGTGCTACCCGCGAATATACTTGTAACTTCGTCTGTAAAACTGATACGGGCGGAACTATTGAGGTTAATCTCTAATGGCTTTTGGACTGACTTCCACAGGCTTCTCCGCAAAGCGATTCTCAGATGTAGTGGAGTCTCTTCAGGCTAGGGCCAAGGCCGTGTTTGGGGATGACATCAATGTAACACCTGAATCTGTATTCGGTCAATTCATCTCTACTCTCAGTTATGAGCTTGCCGGTATCTGGGAACTCGGGGAAGCCACTTACAATGCCTTTAATCCCCTCTCCGCTGAGGGACAGCAACTCGATGACCTTTGCACCGAGGTTGGTATCACTCGTCAGGCCGCTGCGGGTACAAGGGTCAATGTTGAATACATTGGTGATATTGGAACGGCAATTCCGAATACGACGGTCGTCAGTAATACTATTACGGGGGACCAGTACCAAGCATCCGTAACGGATACTATCTCGGACTCTGATTGCTCGGAGGCCACCGTTGAAGTGACTACGGTAGCCAACTCCACACTTTACACCATCAATATTAACGGTAATCTGGTTTCCTACACATCGGGTTTATCCGCAACTAATCTGACCATTGCCGCTGGCTTGAAGTCGGCATTTGACTCCGTTACCGCACTGGAGGATGTTGCTACCTGTGAGGATAATCTTGATGGTACTCTGACCATCACCCTTCTCGACACGCTTCTTGCCACGACGACTCGTATGGCAGTTGTGGTTAGTGCTAATCTCACCACGACCAAGGCGGCTCTCGTAATCGAATCTGTATGCACAGTGACGGGGATCATCTACGCCCCTGCCGGAAAGATTACGACGATTGAAACCACTATCTCTGGCCTTGATTCAGTTCGTAATCGTGTGGATGGGGTGGTTGGACGAGATATTGAGACGGATACGGAACTCCGAGTACGTAGGATTGTATCACTCAAAAAGGCTTCAGCCGCTACGAAAGACTCCATCCTTGCTGAGGTTCTTGAGGTTGATGGTGTTAGTTCCGCTTACCTATTTGAAAACCTTGAAGATGAAGAGGTTGACAGCCGTCCGGGGCATTCCATCGAAGTGATCGTAGCCGGTGGTGATGACCAAGAAATCGCTGAGGCTATTTGGAGGAAAAAGGCAGCAGGGATTCAGACCACGAATCGTGGATCAGCCTCTCCTGTCACTATCACCGATTCCCTTGGCAATACACAGAACGTGTATTTCTCCAGACCGTCTACGAAGCGTATCTATGTAAACGTAACCTACTCCCTCTTTGATGAGGAAGTATTTCCTTCTGGTGGTGCGAGCGTTATCGCTCAAGCGGTCGCTGATTATGGCAATTCGCTTGATATGGGTAAGGATGTAATACCAAAAAGATTCTATGGGGCGATCTATTCTGCTGTACCGGGATTGAACGAAGTAACAGTGGAAGTATCAGACGACGGAATCACATACGTCGCTACTAAACTCTCTATTGAATCTTTTGAAACGCCTGAGTTCGACCTTGGTGACATCTCAGTGGTATTGGTGTGACCTTGATGAAAGCGATTTCTTGTGGTGGTAAGAGATAATGACTGTCAACAGCCTTATCGACAATATTGAGCCAATAGCACACGGAAACTCCGCACTCTCTAATCTCGCCTCTCAATTTCTTGGTAAAGAGAACATTGAGAAACTACTCACAGTAGTAGGAGATGAGTTGGATGAAGCGGAGGACATGCTATACTCATTGACGCAGTATCTTAACATTGATAGTGCGGTTGATGCTCAACTTGATGTGATCGGTATACGACTTAACCTATCCCGCGATGGTAGGTCAGATGGTGATTACCGTACTGCTCTTTATGACAAGATTGGACTTAATCTCTCCAATGGAACTCCTGAAGATGTAATTGTATTTACTCAAGCAGTAATTAACAATACCAACATCAAATACGAAGAGTTCTACCCGGCTCGTATCCGAGTAACAATCTACGACGCCTTCCCAACCATCCTCTCCTTAGAACAACTCCGTCAGTTGAAACCGGCGGGAGTTGGACCGATGGAACTCCTCTCTTGGGGGGCTGAGACAGCAGTATTTTCTTTCTCATCCATTGATGGCCCCACTTATGATCCAAGCCCGTATGCCGAGGGTTTCGGCACTACGGATGATCCGCTTCTAGGCGGTGTTTGTGCAAGTATTTATGAGGTTGTGTCCTAATGTCTACCCGTCCTAGTGTATACCCGGAATGGGCCACTACGCTTTCCGCTGATGGCCCTCTTGGTGGTAATAACCGAGTTGAGCCGGCATCTGGTGATAAGATCACTGGTTTCCCCTATCCTATGCAGCCCCCGCGAGAGTGGTTTAACTGGTTGTATTGGATGAATTACAAGTGGATTGAATACCTTGATGAAGAACTCATCTCCGGTGGTTCATCCTCCTTCGCACAGGATAACACCACAACCACGGGTTTGACCTTCGGATATAAGAAGGGTGCATACTACAATCAGTTCACTAAGGCGATTACTGAAGTCTCGGCTGGAACGATTGCACTTACTTCCTCTAGCACTAACTGGATTTCCTATCGTCCGGGGACGGGGATCGTAAAGGTTGTTGGTACCTTCTCATCTGGTGCTACGGCGGGTGATGTACCCCTTTGGAAAGCAGTAACCGATGGCTCTGGTATCACCTCCCTAACAGACGTTCGCAGCACAGTAGATCGGAACATTGTCCAGTTTACGGCAACTGATAAATTGCTTGGTCGCTCTACTTCCGGTGCTGGTGATGCAGAAGAGATCACTTGTACGGCAGCAGGTAGAGCACTCCTAGATGATGCGACTGCCGCTGACCAACTTGTTACCCTCGGCGCTGCCGCCTCTGGTTTGGCTACCGCTTCCGGCATCACCTCTCAGACGGGGAGGATGATTGGTAGAACGACAGGCGGTACAGGCGCATTGGAGGAGATTACAGTAGGTTCTGGACTTTCGCTTTCCTCTGGAACGCTTAAACTTGCTGCTACCAACCTTATCCAGACTGTCTACAGTGATTATTCGACTGCTACCAACGTAACAACGGTCGCAGGCACATATCCGGCTCTCACGGGGGGTACGCTGATTGACTCCGTAGCAATCACCCCAACCTCCTCCACGAGTGATCTTGAAATCGTCGCCACCGTCCCTGTAGTAGCAACTGCATCCCGCATCCGCCTCTACGCATTTTTGATTGAGAGTGGTGGAACTAACGTAATTGCTTGTCACACCATCCGTGCGGGGGATACCGCTAACGGTGCTTATCTCGGTAACAGTTTCACCCTTCGGAAGCGGTTTACTGCCGCCTCCACATCCCCAAGGACGTATGAGTTGTACGTTGGGTACAATGATGCCGCAGGATTTACCTCCTGTGTAGCGAACTCAGAGGGTGGAGAGGCTACCATCACTGTGTCAGAGTTTGCTGGCTAATGGATAAGATTAGTGAACATATTTCCTATGCAGAGGCTACTGTCTCTGCTAAGGCGTCAGAACTCAAACTAAAGAACGATCCTCCGGCGGATTTGATCCCAATAATCAAATACACCGCAGAGAAATTGTTTGAGCCTATAAGGAAACATTTTGGCGGTCCAATACAAGTCCTCTCCTTTTACAGGACCGAGAAGGTAAATGCAGCGGTTGGTGGGGCTACCTCATCTCAGCATGTTAAGGGAGAAGCCATTGACATGTCTGGAACGAAGTACGGAACCAGCAACGCTGAAATCTTTGAGTATATCCTAGTCAATCTGAAATTCGATCAGTTGATCTGGGAGTTCGGTAATGATGATGAACCTGAATGGGTTGATGAATCTATCAAAAAGTCTGGCAATCGTGGTGAAGTCCTGAGAGCCAAGAAAGTAAACGGCAAGACTAAGTATATTCGACTCTAATAGGAAAACCACATGTCAGGCGTATTGAAGAATCAAGAGAAGTACCAACGCGGTTTGGATGATGTTACCACCCTTGAAGATGCGGATTCTTTCCGCGTCTGTGTTCCTTCTGTAGGCTGGCGTAGCACCCGCTAATATGATCTACGAAATCCCCATGCAGACCTCCGCATTCTTTACGATGACGGTTGATCTGGATAATGAAACATTCGCCTTGACTTTCCGCTGGAATGGTCGTGAGTCTGCTTGGTATATGGATTTGTGTCAAGAGGATCAGACCGTGATTGCTGGTGGGATCAAGGTGGTTCCTCAGATTGATCTCACGTCTAGGTTTAGGGCGATAGGCTCCCCCCTCGGTTCTATCGTAGCCATTGGTGAGTCTCAGTTTGCTGAGAGGCCGGGTAGAGATGAACTTGGTAAACGAGTAAAACTCTATTACTTGGATCAAGAAGAAGTATCATTTATGAAGGAAGCATCATAATGAGTATGTTCTTTCATTTTGCTCCAGACTCCGAGGGAGGTGTTGTAGTACCAAACTACTCAACGTGGAGCCTGTCGGACCAAAAAGGCCACTATACTCTGTCGGAAGACCTCCTCACGGTCACGTCGCATCAGGGATATTGGGATGGGATCATCCGTTCGACGGTTGGCCACGCCACCGGGAAACATAGGATGAAATTTACAGGAGGTTCATCAGAATATACTCAGTTCGGTATTTCCGCTGCTGGAAGTTCCGTAGGTAGTTTTCTAGGTTCCTCTCCTTACGCATGGGGGGTTTCGTCGCACGGGTATATCTACAACAATAACTCATACACTGGACCCACACATACGTTTGGTCCGTCAACGGTTATTGATATGTACCTAAACCTTGACGACAATCTCCTAAATATCTTCTATGATGAGACACATGCTTATGTTGACATAGACATCTCATCTAGAGGAAGCCGTATAATTCACGCAGCGTTCTCTGGGTACCAGCCGGCTAATACGGGGTCAGCAAACTTCGGGCAGACTTCCCTTGGATCACCTAAAACAGGGTTTGAAACTTATCGTGAGGGGTTTTATACGCCATGACTACTGGAATTATGGTCGCTATTGGTCCGGGGCACATTGCCCATGCTGTGAGTGGGGCAGTCGTAAACTATGCATCCCCCTCTGGATGCAAGATTAAGGTTTCTTATGACCTTCAATCATGGGAGGATGTAGTTCGCACCTCTCCCTTTATCCATACAGGCCCCGCCGCGCACTACCGTATAGATTACGAACAATATGATGGTACCAATAAGGTCGTTACCTTAACCATCACCCCGCCAAACGAGAGTTAATTAACAACACTTTAGGAGAAGCAGTTTGAACCCTGTTAAGGAACTCCTATCTGGCCCATCAGGAAGGCTCTCTATCAAGAGGTTCAGCCTTGGGTTTGCTGCCCTCTGTATGGGCGTAGGAATCATTATTTTGTGTGTAGCCTTCCTGACCCAAGGGATTGATACCAGTGCTGCCTTGTGGCCCCTCTGCGGCTCTCTGGCGGGCATGTGTGGGTATGGGTATGTGAATGGTATCCAAGCAGGTAACAACACCAAGGACAAACCCCCTGCCGGGGAAACGGACTAAAAAGAAGGGGCCTCACGGCCCCTTTTCTTTTGTGTAGTAATCGAGAAGATTGTTGTATTCAACAAACTTACCTTTGATCTCCTGAAGGTACTGACTGAATGTTAGATAGTCTTGCCAGTCCAAGGCCATCCAAGCCCCCGGAGGGGCAGGATGATCTGGGGTAATCACCACAAAGTCAATCTGAGGGATGCTGAGTGGGGTTGGCCAAGGGGCTACCATCGTTACAGTCGATGGTTCCACCTGTGGCACAGTTGAGTTCGTGGAACACCCGCTGAGTAGCAGCATTAACCCTACGCTCAACGACAGCAGGCTTGCCAAGTACCACGTTTTCACGGTCCCGATACGAGTTGAGTTCAGCGGATACACGATTCAATTCCTCCTTCAGTTTCTTGTTACGAGCCTCCAAGATACCCATTGCTTTTTGGGTAGCCTCGGAGGCTTTTTTATTGGACTCAATAATCCCATTGGCCTTGGTGAGGTCAACTTGGGTAGCGATTACCTTATCTTCAAGTTGTCCACTGTAGACACGATAATCGTTTACCTGCTTAAACTGGAGGAGTAGTGCCGTCATTATGACGAGAAGGGCAGCAATAATCCAAGAGGCAGGGTGCTTCAGCAAAGTCAGCATCCAATCCAGTACCAACTTAGTCCACATACCGCCACTCCATAATATCTACAGAAGTCCCTTGCATTTCCCAATGCGTAGACCACAAGTGGTGACCCCCTCCAGCCACACCACATGCACTCGTCGCTACTTGCCCGTTCCTATACCGGCACTCAATGAGTCTACCTACCGGAACTGGCATGGAACCAGTGTTTTTAATCCACTCTCGTTCGGGGGGAACTTTGGGCTTCTTAGCCGCAACATAGTCATCCGTGAAGTAGACGATCTTGTTACGGTCATACTCATAGTCAATGCCATCCTTCTTACCCCAACGTACCATTGCCTTGAAGATATTACCAAGGTTGAAGTCATTGTTCAGGGCATAGCGGATAACGTCCCCTACCTCGATTGTGACAGTGTCGTCTCCATTATCCTTCAGGATGCTCTTGGGGAGTTTGATCTTGTAATAGTCAGAACTCCCACCATCGGATTTGATTTTGTCAGTCATTACTCACACACCCGATAAAACATAACTTCACCACCATCATTATTCCCGGAGTGTTCCCAACACTCATGATAGAGGGCTACATCATTATGAGGGAGACCAACTCCATTTGGGAGACGATGATGCTCCTCCCCGTCACGGAAGATCACATCAACATACACCCCGTATTCCACAGGGGGGGTATTCTCCCCACTCCACGGAATCCACTTAGAGCGGAATGTGCCATCACCTTGACCTTCTTCTCCGACCCGCTGATGAGGAGTCTGTTCTAATGAGTCCTGATGGATTTCTTCACAAGCATCAACCATCTTGTCAATGAGACACTTGTCAACGATGTATCCAGTATTGAAAAGGAAATGGAGCATACTCTCAAGTATGTCATCCCATCCCTTATCAGCATCATCAATCCATACCGTCTGGGATGCACGGACACCATCTTTTTCTGAATCATATTTAAGTTCAATCATTTCATTTCCTCCACTTTGCTCACGAAGAATTTCCCATTACGACCACACCCACCTACCCACCAAGGTACTTCCCGCAGTTGACGGCAAGCCTTCACGGCTTCACCAGTCACCGGATCAGCGAACTTAGGACTTTGGCAGAGATGTCCACCACCAGAGTGTACGTGATGTTTACAAGCAATGCAAGCACCTTTCATTTGTCCTCCAATATACCATACGTTCCATCAGCAAGTTCATAGGATGCGATGTCATTCCAACGAAGTTTCTTGGAGTTTCCATCACTGTCTACGGCATACAAATATTCCCACTATTCGATATACTTGATTGGAGCGAAGACCTTACCATCCTTCCCTATCAAGTAGGTTTCAGCCCCCCAACCATTTTGAATCTATAATCAACTCAGGTCCA